CAAGATTTGCGGTTACTTTACGATACCATACACTCATTAGTAATCTTCATCCTCGTCGTCTTCATTATAGTCGCCGAAAATATCTTCATCTTCTTCTTCGAGCTCTAGATACTCATCAATTGCATCACTAAGGTATTCGCAATGATCAGCTATCTCTTTTACTGCTGGTTTAATATCAAATCCATGATCAACTAGAGCCGCAATTACTTTACTTGCAAATTCAGGTTTATCTTTATCATTAATTAAAACAGTTGCTTCATCGTAAATATTAAAAACAAACTCAAAATCTCCATCAGTTAGATTCATTAACAGCCTCCGGTGTTGTTATAGTTTCATTATTAGCCATATCTTCTTCTGCCGCATCAGCAATTTCATTGTTGTATTCATTCATTACAACATCCAATGCACCGTCTTTGTTTGCATTCCAAGGTTTACGGAACATTTTAATTACTTCGCCTGTTGTTGGGCTAGTGTATTCTAAACTGTTTCCACTTTTCTTTAGCAAACCTTTTGCTTCAAAGAATTCAGTTAAGCCACTGTATGGACTCATACCTGTTTCATATGGGATTTCTACTTGCACACTTTCAAAGGGCTTAGAATATCTTGTTTTCATTACTTTACAAGCCGCTCTAATACCAAATACTTGTGATGTTTTATTACCATCTGCATCAACTTTTAATTTAAGTTTACGCATTGCAATAACAATACTACTTGCATAGATAAAGCCTTGTCCACCTGAGATCTTATCATCTGGATCAAACATATCTTGCGATGCATATGTATGGTTAGTTGCTAGTAATCCTACATTATATTCACCAAACATGTTAACTGTGTTACGTACTAATGATGTTAGTGCTTTAGGCTTACGACCCATGTCACCTTTCATGTCACCTTTTTGAAACTGATCTACATCAGTAGGTGTTAGTAGCATACCCAATGAATCTACTACAAATAATACTTTAGGACGCTCATCTGGTTCTTTTTCAGCATATTCTGCTTTGTAGTCTTTCATGAAATCACTAATAGTTCTAGCAACGTCATCAATCATTGACATGTTTAGTTTAAGTAGTTTTTCTGGTGTTGTGTCTACATCTAATGCATGTAGCCAACTTTCATCTAGTGCATTTTCACTATCAATAAGGATAACAAAAATACCTTGATCTTGTGCCGCTTTAACTACGTTACCTGCGGCAATGTAACTTTTACCTGCACCGGACTCTCCGGCTAGTACTGTTACTTTACCTAGTGGAATTCCTTTATTGAAATCATCACTAATTAGTTTATTTAATGTGTAATTTCCTGTACTAATCCATGTATCAGGGTCGTTGAATCCAACACTTAAACCTGGTACACTTTTTGTAATACTTTTACGGAATTTACTTACGTCAAATGGTCTTGCCATAATGTTTTTTCTCCTCTGTTATAAGTGAGGGCACTAAGGACACCCTCACTCAATTTATATTACTTATTGTTTACGGTTTCTAATTGCCGCTAAAATGTCCTGAGCACTCGGTGCATCACCTGCAGGTGCGCCGGCTGTTGCCATTTCTGGTTCCGCTGGTGCTTGTGCTACTGGTTCCGCTACTGTCTCAGTTACAACTGCCGCTTCAGCCACTGGTGCCGCTGGTGCTGGCGCCGGAGTTGGTGCAGGTGTAGGAGCAGGAGCTGGTGTTGCGCCTGTTGCTGGTGCATCTACGCCATATGGACGATAGTATTGACCAAAACGTGCAGGATCATATAATTGACCATCAACACTTGCTTCAAACATTTCAAAGATTGCGTTCAATGCTTCTGCATCTGGTTTCTTAGGCAAGAAGTCATTTAGATTAAACAAGCCATGTGTTGCAATTGCATCACGCTCTGCTTGATCTAATCCACGTTCTCTACGAGCCCAATTTGATGTAGAATAATCTGCATACTGACCTTTTGTAGATTTTACAATCTTAAAGTCTGTACCAGCTTCATAATCAGTAGGAATCTCTTGAAACTCAGGATCCATAAGTGCTGAACTAATGATTTTATAAATTTGAGGTGAAATTACAAAACGTCTGATAGGATTCTCAGGTACTGAGTCTTCCTGCATTTCGCTTTGTGCTACAAATCCTTGAAAAATGTATGAACGTTTTTTCCAATACTTACGTCCCATATCTTCCATAGTAGGATCTTTAAACCAAGGACGAATTTCAGCATGTACTGGGCATTGCTCTCCCCACATTTCCACACATGGAACTTGTACTGTTACTGGTTTGTTTTCGTCTTGACCTTTTACTCCTGGAAATTGAAGACGGATCATTTGACGCTCTTTCCAAAAGAACGTATTGTTCTCGTCTGCGTCTGGTAAGAATCGTAATGTTGCTGATGTGCCTTCTGGAATATTCCAGTGTGCGAAGATGGCGTTGTCGCCTCCTTGACTGCTAGAGCTTGAGCCCTTTGTTTCTTGTGCCTGCAGTTTTGCACGGATTTCTGCTAAAGATGCCATAATAATTTTCTCCTATATTAGCCTTTATTAGTAGTAGAACATAAGCTCTACTTTGTGTTAACAACTAACCTCTCGTTAGTTATTTTTGTTTTTGCCTTTGTTAGCCTTTACAGTATACATTTTATAGTACTTACTGTCAAGTACTTTTTACCGAAAAATTATGAAATTTTTCTACGTAAATCATTTACAACTGATTCAGCAATATTTTCTACTGGTTCAGATTGTTTTGCTGGCATTTTATTGTTCTTATCTAAATAAGTTACAATTTTTGCCAATAACATAACAGTCTTTTGTGGCATGTTATGTAATTCTGTTCCTAAGTGACTTAGCAAGTTAAATGCTTCGTCGTTCTTGCTAGACATAGCAAGATAAGATAGCATGCTACTTAATTTTGCCATAGCTCCCATTCCACCTGAATATTTAATTGGATCTTCGTTATCTGGGTGTTCTGGATCGTTAGGGTCAATATTAAGTTTAAAATCTTCTTTATTTTTGATCATATCATACAGTCTGCTAAGATGTTCTTTTGTTAGATCTGTCATACTATCTCTCTCCTTCACAATACGTGCTACGGTTTCTAATACTGCTTCCATATTTGCAGTTTCGAATGTATTGTACATGAATTTTTCAGTAATGTCAACCTCTTTATCTGAATTTTCTACAATCTTAGTAGAAGAACCCTGAAAGTTGTTATAACCTCTAGAGGTTTGAAGACTGTGTACTGTTTGTTTTAATTCTTTTAATTTTAATTTAACGGTTTCAACAATATCAATGTTTCCTTCGTTAACTAATTTATTCGTACGTACATGACGTACAAATTGATTGCATTCTGCTACTTCTTTGCAGATACCTAAAATGGACTCACCTATTGTGTCATAAGGATTCCCGCCCATACTTACATGTTTAGCCATTGCCTTAGCACCAGCTAAATATTTGTGTGGAAAGCTAAATCTTTCACCTGCAGAGTTCTCAATAAAGAGTGCTTTGATATTACGTGATCTGCTTCCACGTACTTCTTCATTAACACCTTTTGAATGTTTAATGATGAGTCTAGTTGACTCTGGTAATTGTATATAACTTGTTTTTAAACTTCCTGTTGCACGTGAATAGCCTTCTTTAACTGTTTCACTTGCGAAGTCTTTTGGTGCTATATTTTTATCAAATTTTCTTATTGTATATTCTGCCATAGCGTTATGTCCTGCTTTCTTAATACTATCTAAAAGATCTTTGTGCTTATCAAAACTAAAATCTGCTCCTGCTTGTACAACAACTTCCACGTCATCATTTTCTGTTCTTATAGTGACTAGAAAATCTTGATCGTAAGCGTAAAATCTCGCTGACTGATCTGCGTCTAAAGTTTTGTTACCTTCAAAATCAAACAAACGTAACTTAATATTTGCTCCTTTGATAATGTTAAAAATTTCTGTTGATAATTGCATCTTTATAGTATTCCTTTAATGTATTTATCAAATAAGTGTTATAGTAAGCTAAAAGGCATGGGTTCCATACCGTCATCATCGTCAAAATCTTCGTTTAAGTACTCAAATGCACTTTCTTCATATTTTGATACTTCCATACTCATTCTTACTATTAAAACTAGTGCCATTACAAGGTCATCGTTTTCACCATCTTTGGCTGCATAACTATTGCCTCTAGCGATAAATGTTTTTAATTCTCTTAATAGCGGTTTACTTGCTATTTCTAATTTTTCTGTTTCTACCCAATGCTTTAATTTACTACATGCTGATATTTTACTTTTGTGTGTAGTAGTAAATCCTCGTCTATAACGTTTAGCATTACCATGTGATTTTGTTTCACTTAAAAATGTACCTGGAAAGTTTTCTTCTCCAGTTTCTTCAACAACTACTAATGCTGCTTCTCCTAGTGTATTGTTTTCCATACTGTAATATATTTCACAATCACCGTTTGTTTCACTTTCAATATATTGTGATATTTCTCTTAATATTTTTACTTGACCTTGAACCGTAGTTCTGTTATGCATCCACTCTGCAACTTGTTTCATTCCTGGCATACTGTATACTTGAATAGCACTATTGTCGCCGCCGGTACCTAAACTAGGATCTAATGCTATTATATATAGTTTTCCTTTTGCTACCGGTGCATACCAACGTACTTGTCCTGCTTTAGCATAAGGATCACGTGCTTCCATATTACTAAGTCTAATACTATCAATAAGTGTTTCATCAAACGCAATAAATTCACAGTTATGTTCACGTCTAAATCTTTCTTCACCAATTTTACCTTGTTCAATTTCTGCCCATTCCCAATCTCTATCTGGATGTACTTCCCATGAAGCTAGATAATGTGCAAATCCGTTAATACCTTGTTTTGTTTCATTTCCATGTTCATCTTGATTTTTATTAGCATCTCTCCAAATTTGTGCAAATTGATCATCATCCATGTTTGGTGTTGAAGTAATAATACATTTACCACCTGTTGCTAGTGTAGGTGAAAGTGAAGTCCAAAATTCTTTAGCAATATTTGGTCTAACAAATGCAAACTCGTCTAAGTATGCTAACGATATAGATAAACCACGTCCAGTATTTTCTGTTGTTGACTGTGCTACAATACGTGAGCCGTTATCAAATTCCAACGATCCTTTGTTATATGCAGTAACACCAGCTCTAATAAAATCAGGCAGTGTTTCGTATGCAAAACGTATACGTTGCATAATTTCACTTGCACCTGAATATTTGTGTGCCGCGATAAGAATAGTTTGATCTGGATTAAACATTGCATACCATAGCAAGTATCCTGCCGCACAGGTACTTTTACCTGTTTGTCGTGCAAGCATACTAATACTATATCTATTATTATGATATGTATCTACTAGTTCTTCTTGGAAATCATATAGTGCAAACTTCATACGACCTTTAGTAGGATGCTGAATATAACAGTGTTCCTTCATAAAGTGTTTAGGATCTTGAGTACATAGAGCAAGTTCTTGAATTTGCTCTTCTGTGTAACGTTCTTTTCTATAAGGGGTTTTGGTTAATTTTGTGTCTACTGCCACGTTAATCCTCCTGCATTGTATTTATATGAATTAACCGTGCAGTTAATACACCGCACGGTTATTTTTCGGGAGGGAAAATGTTATTTCTTGTCTTTTTTATCTTTTTTTGACTTCTTATATGCTTCTTTGATATCTTCAACTTTATGTTCTTTTAAGCCTACTTTGAAATCTTCTGCATCTAAGTATTTTTTCAAACTTAAATTAACTGATTGTGCAAAATTCTCATATGGTTCACCATGACTAGTTTCTTTGTCTTCTGATGCACCTACTTCTGGTGTGTTTGCCCACTCGTCAACTCTTTGTTTGATCTCAGCTTCAGTTAAACCTGAATTTTTAAGAAGTGTAATTAGTTGTGTTGTATCCATAGTTGGAGCCTCTT